CAGTTTGCAAACGTATCGGCCTCAAGTCAATGGGGAATCCCACCGTGGGTTGGAGCAATGATGCGTGCTAACGACAAGGTTGTACGACTCCAATCTGCGGCCAGAGGGTCAACACTGCGAAATGAGGGCATAGAGGACAGTCTTCTGGACATCGCCACCTATGCCTTGATTGCTCTGTGTCTATTCAGACGAGATCTAGAACAGTAACATGGACTGGATGGAAGATGCTCCGTGCCGTGGATTGAATCCGGATATCTTCTTTCCTCCCCTTGATCAGACAAACCACAACTCTTACTACAAAGCTGGAAAAGCCGTATGTCACACATGTGATGTGTGGGAAGAGTGCTTGAACTATGGTATAGACGAAACTTGGGGATTGTGGGGTGGGTTGACTCCGCAAGAACGAAGAGGTACAGCGAGACTTCATCACGGAGTTATCGAAATGTATCGTTCTGGGTGTCGATGCCCGAAGTGTAGAGAGTCATCTGTAACAGTAAGAAAGAGAATCCCAAAAGAAATATTCCCTGCTAGAGGGCAAGAATTCAACATAGAATCGTTAGTTTTCAAACTTTCCAGCATGTGATGTAGTAAGTTCTCGTCACAATTTGGTAATATAGATACGTGCCCAACCACCCAACGGTTGGGCACTGTCTTTATCCCCTATCAAGGAGAATACTTTTGAAATTGAAATACTCAAAACCAGTGATTCTGGTGGCGTTTGCTACCAGTCTCGCGATCTTGTTACCACTGGCAAACGGTATAGAAAATCCAAAAGAAGAAGTAACCACCCCACTAGTCACCACCCTCCCACCCCAAACGACAGTGGTACAACCAACAACTACAGTAATAGAAACCACGACAACCACCACAGAGGCACCAGTCACCACTACGACTACCTTGGTGCCACCCGGTAGCAAATGTGAAGAATTGGCACCAATTGCGCTTGCAGCCGGATGGCCCCAAGAACTACTAGTAGACGTTCTGGATGAGGCTTGGCAAGAATCTCGTTGCCTCAACATCATCGACGGTCACAAGAACTTTAATGGGCATGACCGAGGCCCACTCCAGATCAACCAGGTGTGGCTCAACGAGATTGAAGCCAAATATGGAAGCTGGGAGTACGTCAAAGACCCGTACTACAACTTCGCGTGGGCGTGGGAGATGTACATTTGGCATGACATTCACAAGGGTTGTGGTTTTAAACCCTGGTCAAGAAAATGTAAATAACTAAAAAAATAAACAACAATAGTTGCAATTGAAAACAGCCACGTGTAGCATACAAACAACGGGCAAAGCCCAAGACACAAGGAGAAACACAATGAATGAAAATACAATTACAGTTCAACTTCCCGAAGAGATGTTGTTGATCAAGATTGCAGACATTGTTGGAACAGCAGAGGTTGCCAGCATTCTCAACTGCCCCAAACAGCAGATCCATGCGCTGAGAAAGCGCGCAGACTTTCCGGCCCCAATTGTCCAGCTGTCAGCAACCCCTCTTTGGAATGCCCAACAGATCATTGAATTCGGCTCAAACTGGAAGCGTCGCACAAAGATCTGAGGAGTAGTACAATGTTGCTCATGGAGACAGACAGACAAAAATATCCAGCTGGTATCTATGAGTGCCCCAAGTGCAGTGCGTGGGTGGAGGTGTTCGTTCCCTTGAACGAGCTCCCCACCCACCCCTGCGGGGTTGGAAAGAGACCAAAAAATATGGAGTACAAAGGAATGGGCCGTGCTAAGACTAGGGATAGTGTCGGGTGATTGGCTTCACCCTATAAAAACAGGAGAACCTGTAGCGTTGTGGGGAGGAAGTGGCTGGGCACGCCTGGGCCAGTATGTTGACCACCTTCCATTTGAAGTGCACGTTGGTACACTCACTTGGTATTACGACAGATTTGTCGTAGTAACTGTAGACGACGAGATGCATGAAGTAGATGTGATCTACATGCAACGTTTAATGCATGAGGGGCTTACCCAGCACGTGCCAATGGCTATTGCAAATGGACAAAAAATAATAAATGATCTTGATGACTGGTACTGGGGTCTAGACACATCAAACATGGCGTTCTTGCATAACCATCCAAAAGTTAACAAAGTTGAGAACACTAACAACTACAAAGCAATCTTGTCGAAGTCCACAATCCTGACTGTCAGTACCCCCTATCTTGCGGATAGGGCTTCTTCGTTTGTACGATGCCCAATACAGGTTATTGAAAACACTGTAGACATAAACCGATTTACACAAACAAACTACACAGACACGGACACTCCAGTTGTTGGATGGGTAGGGTCAACAGCACACCGAAGCAAAGACATTGAGACACTAAAGGGTGTGCTTGACCCAATGGTAAAGAATGGCTCAATAACTCTTTACCATGGTGGTCACCACAGTTCCGCACCAACCTTTGCAAGCAAGCTTGGGCTTACAGAAGACATGGTAACAACAGAGGATATGCGACCAGCTGAGTTGTACCCAGAACTTATGAAGATGGACATTGGCATTGTCCCCTTAAACAAAACACCATTTAACATGGCCAAGTCAGACATAAAAGGTCTGGAGTACGCAGCATCAGGAATCCCATTTATTGCTCAAGATCTCGATGCCTACGTGAACTTACACAAAAAATTAAATGTAGGGCTGGTAGCAACCAAACCAAAGGACTGGGTGAAGCACATAAAGTACCTGTCAGACCCAGATAATCGCAGAAATGTTGGAATGGAGCTACGGTCACGTATACAATCACGTGACATATCCCACGGAATACAGAGACTGACAGACTTAATCAGTAACATATGATTACCACAAGACAACTTAAATGGCTTAATTACGCTGTAGACGTATCTTCCACAGCAACGCACTCTCAATGGAGAGTCGGTGCGGTGTTGGTCAAAGGTGGGAGAGTTCTGAGCATGGGTGTAAATCGGTATAGAAATTTACCTTCTCAGGTTGATCTTGAAGGAGTTTCGTACCATGCGGAAGAAGTAGCTTTGAAGCGTGCTGGAGACGTAACGGGGGCAACGATATTTGTCGCAAGAGTTACCAGAAGTGGGCATCTTGGGTTAGCAAAGCCTTGTGAAAGATGCCAAGAACTTTTGCATGAACATGGGGTTCATTCAGCGATTTGGACTGAGCCAACGGGATTTGGAAAATCGAAAATTGATGACATGATTTTCAGCCGGATTTGAGACAAAAAAATAACACCCCGAGCGAACGACCACGATGTGTAGTCGCCCGCTCGGGGTTTTTGTCATTTGGACGGGGCCACGATTAGCACGTGGCTATGTCAAACTGGCCAATGATACGGAATATCATTAGGAACAGCTGGGAAATGTGGCGCGTAGTGATCTGAGAGTTTACGCACCAGATTTGATTGGTGAGACACCATCACCTTGCTTTCAACTTCCTCATCACTAAGCCACCAAGGCTGAGCTGGTGGCAGATTTTTTATGATTGGGTGTTGGCCAATTATTACTGCGGCCTTGATTAGACAAGAGTCTTTGTACCCTCTTTTCATCCATTCATCGCAAATGGCAACTTGGTATGAAAAAAGTGATTGTTCGTACCCTTTCCACATCTTTACCGCTGGGTGGTTTCTCCAACCTGTGGAAACACCACACAAGCAATTGATTATCTGCAGGTTTTCAACACGTTGCTTACCTAGACGTTTGTTGTCAAGACATCAGTCCCCCTCAATGAGTACGTAACGGTCACCAAACTCAGGGTTCAACCCGAGGGTAGAACCAGAATCCCAGTTGACAGAGATTGTGCCAAAATCATCAATGAAACTGACAACCCCCTCATCCCCTGGCTTTAGATTGGTGTAAGGGTCATTTGTGTACTGCAACCGAATTCTCTTACCAATCATGTTCTTCTCGTACTGTGCTATTGCCACTTTGATTTTCCTCTTTCTAAGGGTTATCCGTATATAACGTCGCCAAACATGGCGTATTGCCAAAACAAATCTTGGGTTTCGCTGTCAAGATCACCTTCTATGACATCGTGAATCACGTTTTGAGCCCAAACCTTTTCCGTGGGCAAAGACTTCAAAACTTTGATCATGTCTGGAATACTGAACGTATTGGTTACTTCCCCATCACCGTCAGGGTCATCCATGGTAATCGTTATCCCATAGTCGTGTCTCACAACATGGGTGACCCACTCAAACCACTGATTGTCAGTCAGCATTCTCAAAATTTCACTGTCGTCCATGACAAGGGTTTTTGGCAACGTTATAGTGAACATTGTTTTTGACATGTTGTTCTCCTTTACTCAAACTTGTACATTTGTTCGGGGCAGAAATTGACAACTGCCGAAGCAGTTATGGCAATCAGCATTTGCTGGCTTCGGTAGTCGCTAGACGACTGCTCAAGAGCAGTTGCTACATCCCACGCCTGAGCACCGCCACGCAGTGCTTCACACACAACGTAACCAGTCTCAATGAGTTCGTAGTCGGGCAATCCCGTGTAACCGAACTCCTGCTCAATGTTCCACAGGAAACTATCTTCATCCGACCACACCGGGGGTGCAGGGGTAGCGATAGGTGCGTCGGTTGTTCTGACCACCTTTACTGTTGTGTCAGGAGCGTCAGTACGATCAACGTACACTGTCTCTGTACCACCACAGGCTGCTAGCCCAAGGATAGTGATTGCTAGTAATCTTTTCAATTTGTTCACATCTCTTTCTGTAGTGTGTCTGGGTTGTAACCAATGTCGATTAGGAACTCTCTGAGTCTTTTTATCTCGGCATTGAGGGCATGGTAAAGGTGTTGTCTCTCAATGTTCTCAATCAACGCCACTTTTTCCAAGTGTTCTGGATTACAGCAGAGCGTGTTACGGCAAAGGTGGTCCAGAGTTTCTGCTTTGGTCAAACTTACATGCTTATGCTGCTCGTAAGACCATCTGTGTGCTTGATAGGCTTTATTGCCTATGTACATTCTTCCGTAGCCTTTATCTACGGTTCCTGTCCATATCCAACACCCATCAGCTGTTTTGTTGATGTTCTTCCAAAACTTATCTTCAGGAAGTTTGGAATCTTCAATTACGTGCAACACACCATCACGTTTTAGTTGTTTATAGTGAGCTGCACATAATCCTTTTGCTACGACCGGTCTATTACACACCGGCCCTCTACATAGAGCCATAAGTACTCCTAGTGTTTGACGGCATCACGATTGCGACGAGAGTGAGTCTACACTAATGCTTTGCTCTTTAGCGCGTCTATGACGTTCCTTTCTGCGCTCTCTTGGACTTAACCCACCAAAGATGCCAAACATGTCTATTTCATGTTTTACATCTAGTGCGTCTTCCAAACATTCTGATTTTACGCTGCATGAGTTGCATATCTCTTTTGCTTCGCGGCTTGACTGCCCGCGTTCAATGAAGAAGATTTCAATTGGCTTGCCTCTACAAGCAGCGTGCTCTATCCAGTCTGAATTTGTCATCCTATACCTCTACTTTGTACAACTTTTTGAAGTCTCGTCTCATCGGATGCAGAGACGATTCGGTTCCGTGTGTGGAATACGTTGGTCCTTGGATGTTGGGTGGGGGTGTAATTTTATACACCCCACCCTTATTCCGAGTAATAGAAAACCCAAGATCCTCAAGTTTCCTAAACATCTTCTTCACGGCTTTTGATTTATGTTGCATGACCATGAGAACACCTTAACGGAGGAGATTGCCTCCATCAACTATTGTCCCTTCTGGTTATGAACGCAAACCCAGCTTCGATGTTCTTCTCCACCGTGTTTGTCAAATCCTTAGTCTTGACCGATTCCGGAAGAAGGTCGAAGGCCAGCTTGTTGGACAACAACAGAACTGCGTCACCAATAGTGCCTTGGTTACGCTCCAACTTGTAAGGCTTCATGAGGAGCACTCGTTGGTCATTGTCCCACACAACGGATTCAACAGAACCAGGGCCGTCGCTATACAAACAAATGTACACAGTGCGCATCTCACCGGTATCTGCGTTGTAGCCTCTGCCAGGAGCAATCACTCCGAACTGCTTGTAACTGAGCATTCCAGGGTGTACACAAATGTACGCGATAAGATCTTGGAGAGTTTCAAACTCCATTTCTCCAATTTCATATGTCCTACACACCTTCCCCTCGTCGTCTATCTCAAGAACACAGGGATCAACGTGGTCGAACAACATTGACCGGTGGGGCAACCTGTTTGACAACTCGTCAATGACACGCACCAAGGACAGTGCGCTTACACCATACGGGGCTTCAATGAAGCCCTCGCTGTTTCCGTCTGCGTCCTCACACGCGAAGTGAACGAACTCATCCATTTGAAATTTCCTCCATGTTAAGTAATGCGTTTACAATGTTTCTTATGTCCAACAGTCTGTCGGTCATGACAGGTGCCGACGCAATTTGATGACCAGCGGTGATGCTCAACGTGTCATCAATTTCTGATAGAACTTTGTACAGTTCTTGGTGCAACTGTTCCTTGTTCACTTCTTCTCCTCCTTGTCATCCAACGATGACTCGTAGCTTTCACGGGCAAACTGACGAGCACCCTCTGGGTCGTCACGGAATTCACGGTCCACCGCGATCACTTGACCCAGATGGGCTGCGATACCTGTCTCTTCAGGGCGCAATCCTGTCTGTCGTTGCAATTCCTCGATGAACAAATCCATTTCATTTGCCATGACTCTTGCATCTTTGTGGGTTTGCATGTAACTCTGCATCAGACGCTCGGTGAAATTGGATGTAACGTGGTACATCCACACCATGTCTTGTCCGGTTCTCATGTGTTCCCACTCTTCGGGGGTTGCCGGGGAAGCCCCGAACTCTTCAAACACTTCGTAATAATCAAACATTTCTTTTATTCGCTTTCTACTTGGTTTATTTTGGTGTTTAACTTGTCTATCAATTCACATTTTTTACACGTATGTGAGTACATCTCACCCGTATACGTAAATACAAAAATTGTTACTTGATCAGCCACCTCCTGCTTTATCGTGCCCATCTTGATCGCGGCATCCATCAACTGTGTGTCAACGGAAGGCTTGGTAACCTTGTTGAACACTGAAGCACTAACCAAATCTTTGAGCACTTGAGCGTCGAAAGACCGTCTAGCAGGAGTAGACAGCTCAATCGTTACTTCGTCCAGGGTTACAGTTGTAACCCCAGATTCATACATCATGTCTTTCAACATGGCGTCCAAGGCTTCAAACTTGCTCTTGATCACGTCCAGCTCTGCTTTTAGCTTGACCCAATCTTGAGCGGTGTCTTTGATCACTTCGTTTATTGCTGACATGGCTATCTTCGCTTTCTGTACGAGTCCAAGACTCCGTTTTGTATTTGCTCTAGCAGTACCTCTCCTTGACCGTCAATTAGAATGCCGGTAGAAAAGGCTTTCTCTTCAAGGACACTCCACAATCTCTCATCAATTGTTTCGCATCCTTCGATGTGGCACAAAGGTATGGTTATGTGAACATCAAGTGTTTGTGATATTCGGTGTAACCTATCCTCTGCTTGTTTTAGTGAGGCAGGATTCCAAGGTAACTGGGCAATAACACCACGATAGTTTTGGTTTACACCATTACCAGTAAGTGTTAATCCTGTACCAGCTGAGATAATCTGCCCAACCATTACTCGTGAAGCACCACTGTTGAAGTCGTTGACCGCTGCTTTTTTAGCGCCCTCCGACATACCACCTCGCACTTCACAGGGGTTGTACTTAGATAACCCAGCAGTAAGGGCGTTCATTGTGTCTACGTGCTCGGCAACAATAAACATTCCACCTGGCTCGTTATCCAGTATCTCCGATACATGTTTGATAATGGCATCTGTCTTTGCTCTACCAACATGTTTTCGTAGGTAACCCAGCTGAACCAAAGCATATGCTCTTTCGGCTCCCGTAGTGTCTCGGTTTATTGATTCAAGCCACGCAATGAGATCATTATGGACATCCATATAATCTTGCACTGCGGGGCCAGAACCTTCCAAAGTAACGGTCGCCCGAAACTTGGTAGGCAAATCAATTACCTCGTCTCTCTTACGTCTGAACATAAAAGAGTCATGCATACGATTTTTAAGGTCTAGGTCATTGGTTGATATCCTACCAACTTTTCTACCGTTTACTGTTTTACCAGACCACGGTGCGTAGTGTTGATAGAAGTGGCCAATACCACCTATTCCTGCCCATGCGTTAGAACCCAAGAAATCTATCTGAGATACGAGTTCCATGTTTCTACCGTTTGGAGCGGGCGTACCGCTCATCAGTACTTTAACCGCATCACTAGGCAGATAGTTACTTATGTTTATCAAAGACTTGGTACGCTTTGATGCATTCTTGAAGAAATGTGCCTCATCAACGATGATTGCATCAATTTCTCCCATAAGGGCTACTGACCAGTGAGTTAGAACTGCGTTACCGATAATGTAAACATCCGCATCAGGAAGACTGTGCACGGACTGACCTCTGAGTACAGCAGTTTTCAGATTAGGGTTAAATTTACTTATCTCGCTAACCCAGTTCCACACCAAGCTCGGTGGTACTACGATTAGTACTTTTTGTTGCTCCTGCTCAACTAGGGCAGACGCCACAGCAATAGCTATTGCTGTTTTACCTAAACCCATATCTAACGCAAGATAAGACTGCTTTTTAGACACAGCCCATTCAAACGCTTCGATTTGGTAGTCGTACAGGCTTATGTTGAGGGACGGTAGAACTAGCTGGTTGGACGGCGGCACGATTGCCGGTCTAGGCTGTCTCATGCCTCACCTGGAGCATAGAGTATGTTGTTGTACTCGTCGGTGTAGACAAGTTTTGTTGGGTCTACCGGATGATTCCAATCACACCCAAAGTCTTCGCTCGCCCACGTTGCCACGACGTTCATAACATCCTCTATCGTTGGTTCTGGGTACTCCCCAAACTCCTGCAGACTAGTTAGCGCCTCTTCTACAGAGTAACTAACCATTCGTAGGACGTTGATTACTTTGGGAAGTTCGTTGTCTTCTTCCACGTCAGATACTTCTGACCATTCCACGTTTCCTCCTATGCTAGGAAATTTGATAGGGATTGCTCAACCTTCTTCGGCAACTCTGCCACATCATTGATGACCAAAGTTACGTCAGCACCTTTACCTTCCACGAAGGTACCTGCATATGCACCGTCGCCAAGAGCGGTCAACACCCAGTACTGTCCTGGTTGCACGAACGGTTTGATTGACTTGACGTCAGACCATGCACCGTCTGTCAACACGACGACCAGCTGTCGTTGCTTTCCTGCTTTCTGGTTTTCCACCTGCTTCAAAGCAGCTCTCGGGTTTGTACCGCCACCGTCGTGTATGAGCAATGGTGCCACATTTTCTTCGTGCGGGTACAGCATATAGGCATCTGTGTCGAATGTTGAAACAGTGCAAGGAATTTCCAAACTATCGCACGCAAGACGAATACCATACGCTGCGACCGACAACTCATCCATCCATGCATCCATCGACCCCGACGTGTCAAGCAACACAGACACCGAAAGGCTATGGCCAGTCGAGCCTTCACCCTCGTAGTCAATCCAATAGTCGCTGTCGCCTGGTTCATGAGTCTTGTAGGACACTGGGTCCAAGACACCATTTTCCTGACGGAACCGCCACGCTGGGTCAGCGGTCACTGCTAGAGGAGCGAGTGCATTGAGCATTGCACCGGCAACTTTGTTTGCTTTGTCAATCAGTTCGTTGCTCAACGCTGTCGTTGCCTGAGTTCGGATAAGAGGCTTTGACAGCTCCTTGTTCACATCACTCATAAACTGCTCAGCGTCAGTAACACTGGACACACTCTTAGTCGCCTTAATGATTCTATCCTTAAGTTGCTTACGCAACTCAGCGTAGTTGACATTGTGCTTGATTTGCCCACCGGTTCCATCAGACCCAGCACCACGATCAAGTGGTCTAGAGTCTTCCTTGTCTTCTCCCTTACCTCCTTGATCGCTAAGGGAAGGCTTGTCTGATTTGGTTGGACTACCTTGTCCTTCACCTTCACCAGTCTCTTGACTTTGTTGGCTTCCAGAACCAGCTGTCCGTCCCTTGTTCGTAGACTGAGGATCTATTTCTTCGTTCTCAAACTTGGGCTTCTCGGTGATCTCAGTATTATTGTTGATACCTTCTGGGTGTTCACCAGGTGAAGATGCTCCTTTGGGTTCTTGTGAACTCTTGTGATTATCCCTATTTTCACCTCTGGTCCAACGACCACCACCATGCGGTGGCTTGGGTGTGGTGTTCTCATTGGACACCCATCTGTGCAGGAAAGTGGCAAACTCCCACGAAGATACAACCACTTCAGTGGGGGTTGTTGATCTTCTAAACTTGCGCACCAACTCTTCACACTCTTCAATCATCTCCAGCGGCTTACCTTGTTGTTCAAGGTACTCAACAGCCAACTCCTTGATCATGTGATACACATCATCGGAAAGATACGTGCGAGACGCAATCATGGGCCAAACAGAACCTGGGTGTTTCGACGGCTCTACGATCAGTTTGAGTGTCACTGCTTCCAGATAGCCAGCCATGGACGGAGTATTGCGAACCACTATGTCCTCCATACGGCCGTCCTCCAGACAATTCCACGCTGGTCTAACCCAATCCTTGACCTTACCGAATTGGCGATAGTGCTCATGCAGGCTGTATCTGGCTTCGTCTACTGAATCAGATCGTCCGTCAGGCACAATACGTATGTTCTCGGAAACCACTTTGTCGATCGGCTCTGCCATTGACACGTACGGAGACCTAAACTCACTTTCTTCGCCTTTGTAAGCAGGGTAAGTCTCTTGCATGTAGTCGCCACCCCAACGTGCGTGGCGCACAATAGAGATTGGTTCAACCTTGTTGTCCATCAACGCACAGTCAAACAACACATCGAACCCAAGTGTGTGGAGTATGTGACCACCTTCGTGGTACACCACACCCTTGATGGCCATAAGTACCTCCGCAACTGATTCCATGTCTTTGAAATCAACTTTGTTGAGGTTAACCAGTATTTCGATGTCTTTGAAGTTTGTACACGCTATGACAGGCATATCCAAACTGGTATCTTCAGTAACGGTTACGCTGGGGTTGATTCCAAACGACGTTAGAACTGACTGTGCACGCTGACCAAGGACATAAGCCAGAGCGGAAGTCTGTCTACGCCACAGTGCCGTCCGGTCTTGGTCCCAGTATGACTCACTCATACCAGGACGAAACACCGAAGGTGTGTACAACTTGTCGTTGTAGTTGTCGTGAGCGATCATCGACAATACTGATTCACGATGTGATTCTTCGATGCGCTTACGCTCTCGGTTGGCTGATGCTCTCTCGGCATTTCTGCGTTTGAGAATCTCAGGGTCTATCTTTGGTTTTTTGGTAGTCACTCTTGTACCTTTCTATTCAGAGAGACAGGTTGAATTCTGAGGTTACATTTTCCACCACGTCACTGGTGGTTGGTTCTTCAGGCTGAGGCTCAAATTCCGCACGAAGCATCTCTTCGATACCACGGTCCTTGATGATTTCGGATACCACGATCTTCTCGTTTTGCGAGACGAACTGGCCCATGAACGCCCACAAGCTGAAGTCAACTCCAAGGTGAACCAAGTCACCTTCAAGCAACTGCAACGCTCTGGTACCCACTGGGGTGACGATGCTACGCTGTGCGCGAGCATTACGCAATGCCTGACCAAGCAAGCGGATAGCAGGAGACTTGATCAGTTTCTTTTCCACATCCTCGTCGTAGTTCCACTCCAGCAGCTTGAAGCGGTTAGCAAACGCTTCGTTGGTCTTGGACATACCAGCATAGCCGGGATTCCAAGAGGAAAGAATCCACAAGTTCTTGTCGGCATGCACGATTTCGGGACGGAACGAACCCTCATGGGTTTCCACTCCAGTCACCGGATCAGTGAACACTCGTCCGTCCCACACCGGCTTGCGGATGTTGACGAACTGGTGACGGTTGTCCAGCAACGGGTGAATAGCCGCGGTAACAGCACCGGACATTGCATTCACCTCGTCAAGGTAGAGGATGCCACCGATACGGGCCGCGAGGGCAACGATACCCTCCATCCACACCAACTGCTCCTGACCGTTGACGACCACCGGTCGGTACTGGCCGAACAAGTCATGGTCAGTGATTGCCGACGAACCGGCAAGTGTGAACACCGGCAACGGCTTGTCAAGGCCAAGCTGTTCAGCAACCTTGAATGCCATCACTTGAGCCAAGTATGTCTTACCTGACTGAGTGTCACCCACAAGGGCGACAGACACCGGATATCCGTCATTCTCGTCACGACGATTGAAGTACTTCATCATCACGTCAATGTCGGTGAGGTCTCCTGCAAGAGTACGGGATACGTAGTTCTTGGGGTCGATGTTCGGTCGGAACGGATCGAGCGCCGGATCATCCAACGATTCGATTCGCAGGTTGCTGACGACCACTCCGTTGGAGGGCTGAGGGGCATTGGACGGGGCGGCGTTTGCGACGTTGGAACGTCCCAGGATTACAACGCCCTTGGGCAGGATCTCAACGACGCCCAGCAACGGATCATCGAACGTCACTTCGATCTTGCTACCGGGGCCACCAGGCATCAACGTCGCCCGTGTGATTGTGCCTTCGGCATTCTTGAACGGCGGGTACTTACCCACCACTCGCATGCCTTCTCGCAATTCTTTGGTACTTGCCATGTCTTTTGTTCCTTGTCTCGTGTTGTGTTATCTTGTATTACAACCCACAAACTCATGGGAAGTTGTGGGGATCTTGATGTGACAGAAGTCACTTGGGGTTCATGTATGATTTGTTAGCAGTGACAAGGCTGTCAGTGGCTGAACAAATTATGGGGGTGCTCTTGTGTACTCCCAGTACAACGTACTCTGCTTGTTTGAATCCCATCTTGTAGCATTCAGTACTCAAGCAGTAGTCATACGGGCGTTCGTCGTCAATTTCTTCGTCGCAGAATACGCAACGTTTCATGGTTACTCCTTGGGGGGATTGATTGGGTGGCGCATATCGAATCTGTCAACCTTGCGCAACTCAACTGACTTGCGCAGCATGTGGCGCCGTGTTCCACGACCAATTAACCATGCTGTCACCTCGTCAACGTCTTTCTGACTCGGTGCGTACTCCTCCGGAAGATAGATTCCTTCGTCAATCTCCCAGGTTATTGTCACTGTCACTAGCTTCTTCGCCATCTTCTTCTCCTTCAAAGAGCGTCAGTTCATTTTCGAACATGATTAGATCAACCAACAGCCCCCACAGCTCGCTTGTGGAGCTGAAGTACGCAAACTGGCCTGTCACATCGTGTCTGATGGACTCAAGCTTGTAAGCCCATTCTGATACTGGCATAATGTTGCCGTCTTCTGTAACAGACAACATAAGAGTTGGCCCATCAGATCTGATGACGAGGGCGTAGTCTCTGTTGTCTTTTGTTACGATGGGCACTGTAACAGCGCCCCAACTTGTTGCCTTTTCTTTCATTCCTCTATCCATTCCTGTCCGCTGAGAACCAGCGAGACATACTTGAGAACAACGTCCACTTCTGGTCCGTCGTTGTTGAGTCTAAGGTTGCGTTGAAGCCACCTTAGATTGTGGTCTTCTGACATATCACGTCTGTCCAACGGGACATCCATGGGAATCAGAAAGAGTCGAATCGCAGATCGTAGAGAGATCATTCGTCCTCCCACAGTTTTGAGTTGACCCACTCAAACTCACACTCCACTGAGCAGACACCCGTCAGCAGGTGCAATCTTTCAGCCTCGTTGAGGTAATCCAAGGTTTGTACATATGCCACCAGCTTCATCATGGCCTCTCCCATGCCCTCTTCAGGGACGCCACCCAAGATGAGTGTGAACATTGCCCCCACCTCGTTGGGCAGCACGTAAAAGTGCTTGCTCTGGCATATTGGACACCTAAAAGTGCCCATGACAGATATTGATGGGCTGTCTGGGAAGTAATCGTCGGGCAACTCTATCTTGAAGTCATCCCTGTGTGTCATCTCTTGTTCGGTGAATTTGATAATCATCTGGCTTTCTCCTTGTTGTAACGCCTCCGGCACGGAGGGCAATTGCATGGGTTGGTTTTGATTACTGTCTTCTTACGGCCAGCTCTGAGTAACTCAGTAAGCAAGTGGCCGCACGAATACTGGGTTTTATGTATTGTGGTCAATTTTCTCCTGAAAGT